CGTACCGCCTGCAATATCCGGCAGCCATAACGGGCGTTTCTGTCCATCCTCCATCTCTTCAATAGTCTGCAATGTGGCATCATTGAATGCCCAGCGGTATTTCGGCCCACCACGATATGCCGGATCAATGGCATGTTTCAGGGCATTCATTTCTTTCCAGGTGAAAGCGGCAGAGGCTGCAGTCTGGATGGTTCCCGTCACCGACGCTGCCAGCCCTTTTGGCTGTAACGGTGATCCCGTTCCGGTCCCCTGAACCAGATATTTTGCCTCTCCACGACCAATACGCTGGGCAATACGGTTTGCCAGATAAGATTCAATATCTACCCCACTGTCCTGGAGCAGCTCATTGGACACACGAATTATTTTTGATGACAGCTTTTTAGCCCCCAGAATAGCAGTCCCGAACGTCACATCCTGTTCCGTTGCGGCTGTATTTTCCGCCAGCAGTTCGCCCTCTTCAGTCGTGCCGTCAGACGTTGACCAGGTGATATCCTGCCCGGTTGACGTGGTCAGAAGTTGCGCCACACTGGCAATCCCGCCATAAGCCTTCATGGTGTCAATGATTTTGTTACGCATCTGCGTGGGCACCGTATATCCGCCCTGAGAATCCGTTGTTACACTCTGAGCCCGCAGTTCACGCATCAGATTACGCTCTTCAGCATTCAGTTCTGCAAATCCGGCACGCAGAAAACGGTTAAATGCCGCAGCGCGCTTCTCTTCCACCGCCTTTTTCCCGTTCTCCGCCTCATTATTCTGGCGCTCTTCCGGCCCGGACTCATCCACATATGCCTGATCCTGACGGCGCAACTCTTCTTCACGGGCGATTTGCTCATCCAGCGCATCCAGCTCAGCTTTCGCCCTGTTCCACTCTGCCCGTTGCTCATCAGTCCATGCGTTATCACCAATTTTTTCATGCAGTGCACGCATATCCTTTGCAATGGTGTTTCGTTTTTGCTTCATCTCATGAAGTTTCATCGTCAGTAGTATCCTTATGCATTCAGAAGGGTCAAAAGGCGCTCACGCGCCATTCGTTCATTAACAGCTTTCTTCAGCGCACCACTCGCCCGCGCTTCCTGCCAGGCTTTCATTGAGCGGACACCAGAGTCTGCGTCCTGATAGGCCGGATATGTCACCGGGCTGACGTCATACAGACGGGAAATGCGCGTGATTTCCCGGATAACAATCCCCTCGTCGTCTTCATACCAGCTCTCTCCATCACGGGCGACACGAAACGCGAATGAGGACTGATTAATGTCACCACGCAACATTGGAGACAGCACCAGGTCACAAATAGTCGGAGTATCCGGTGCAACAATGTCATAACGTAAACCGCGTTCATCCACCGACAATGACAACGTGCCGGCAGAACTTCGTCCGAGAATGAAATTAGGATCATGATTAAACAAGCCACGTACATCATCATTCAGTACATCGTCAAAAGCCCCCGGCTTGATGATTTCACGAAATCCCCACAGAGGTTCTGAACGACTGTTAAATACCGAGCCATACCCCAGAATGTGGGTCGGGGCATTATCATATTGTTCCGCCCGCACCTCCCCGCTGTAACAGCGCGTTTCACGGTCATTCATCGTTCTTTTCCTCTTTGCCTTTTGTATCTTTAAAGTTATTCAACGGATTTGCTGCATTTACGCTGACCAGCATTTCATCCAGACCGTCAACCGGGTTCATATCCTCAAATGCCCTGGCTTCATTCCGGCTCATCCAGCCATCTGTAATGGCAAAGTGATAGAACTGCGCACGCTCCTGTGGGGTCCCACGGAGCAACCCCGTGAGGTTGAAACGAACGTAATACCCGGCAGCCCGTTCTGTACGGGTAAACAGGCGACGGTTAAGCTCCTGCTCCCAGTTCGCAACCCAGGGCATCATCGTGTAGCGAACAAACTGAATCGCCTGCTGCGTAATATTCGAAAATGTGGCTTTTTCCAGGTCATTAATCATGTGCGCCGGGACATTAAAAATCCCGGCAATCATCGACCTGTTCAGCTTGGTCATATCAATGATCTGAGCATCCACCGGAGAAACTGTCAGGGCACGGTAATCCAGTTGCGCAGGCAGCAGCATGGTTTTATTTTCCTGGCTGCGAAGCGCTGTCACCGCCCGCTGCCACATATTTTTAAGCCTGCCCCAGCTCTGTTCGTTCAGTTCATTTTTCACAGAAATAATACCGGCAGGACGGGCATTACCGTTAAAAAAGGCGCTGGTATACTGCTGGCCACTCATTCCCATACCAATGGTTTCAGCATGCTGCATGATCGGGCTCAGTCCCATTTTCTGATTGTTTCCCAGCGCCCTGATATGGATCATGTCGTCCGGACTTACCGCAAATGCCCCCTCTTCGTTATACACCCCGTAAGTATGACGCCCACCGGTGTTAAGTAACGTGGTTTCCCATGGCATACAGCATTCAAGGCTGGTAACCTCGCCACGACGATTGCGTTTTACCCACGTATAACCATTGCCCCACCCCAGCACATGACGCTGCTTCAGTTCCCGCCACTTATAGCTGGTCTGCCAGGCATTAGGTTCATCATGAACGAGCCAGAACAACGGATGATCGCGTGCCGGCTGAACATGCTCATTCGTTTTTCGCATCACATGCAGGGGCATCTGAGCCACACTGGATGAAATAACATAAATACAGGCATAGACAGCAGCCAGCTTCATGGATGTTTCCGGACTGACATACACTTCCCGGGCAAAAATATTATCCGTCTCAGCGGCCTCTCCGGTTACCGGAATCGAGGGATTTTCCAGAGGCTCACTGCGAAACAGAGCATCAAGAAGCATGTTTTCTCCTCATGGACACCACCAGTGCATAAAGCAGCAACAAACAGCCAGACAACATCAGAGACGCTGGCAGACCTGCATACAGATAAACGCCAGCAGTGAGCAGACCGAAACCGATCAGCCCGGTCATATCAGTAATAAGCTGTTTCACAGAATTAACAGGTCCTCATCAGGATCAAGCGTGGACAGAAAGTCATTCACGTCCCCGCCATTTACCAGAAAGCGGCTCATGGCCGTAAAAAGCGCAACAGGGCCGTCGATTTTGGCTTCAGGCGTGGATTTATTCGGGAAGATATTGTCGTTTTTGTCCGGTTTTACCGTAACGTTAGACATCATCCAGTTCATAACCGGGTGATTGCTGTGATGGAAACGCCCGGCATAGACCAGTGATTCCGTTTCCTTCATGGCCTCTGACAGATTGCGGACCGTCTGCGGAACTTCCACCAGCGGTATCCCTTCTTCAGCCAGCGCCAGACTGAACTGCATTGCGCTCCACGGGTCAAATCCCAGTTCCCTGAGGTTTTCACCACCAATCCATTCCAGTAAATCACTTTTTATCTGAGCATGATCGATAACATCACCATCCGTCAGGATAAGCTTATCCATCTCCGCCCATTTCCGGTAAAGCTCCGCCATCTGCCGCGAGCACCGCTCCAGCCGTCCTTCCGGAAGCCAGAATTTAAAATCGGCATGAACATGTCCGTTATCGGTTCGCCAGAGTTTTGCCGCCGCACAGATATCAATCTTATGAGCAAGGTCTACACCGACCCACATGGGATATGTTTTCAGCTCATGCTGTGGAGCAATGTATTCGCACTTCTCCCACTTAATCATGTCCATCCAGGCAGATTCGGCAGTGACCCACACATTCATGTGTTTCGTGAAAAAATTCACCCGCGCCGAGACCTGCTCCTTCGCCTTTTTCGCCAGACGACGCAGATCATCCCAGCGCTTACAGATGCCCAGGCCCGGATTCGCTTTCTGCCAGACCGTTTCATCAAACGGATCATCTCCCTCATCGAGCGTGTAAATAATTGCAAAGTAGGAGTCGTCTTTTACCGCGCCCTCCACGTCGCTGTTATAGCCTCGCAATACCTTGATGGCGTAATCGCGTTGCTCGTAACAAATCCCTTCCTTGTTAAAGCCAGCCGTGGTGATGCCAAATAACAGGGACTGCAGACGGGCACCGGTTGCCGTTTCCAGAACGTCCCACACGTCGCGGGTTTTATGTGCATGCAGCTCATCAATAATGGCGCAGTGGATGTTCAGACCGTCCAGGTTGTTTGCATCCGAGGAAAGCGGTTCAAATTTTGATGCGCTCTGCTCCTGGTAGATCGCCAGCTTGTTGAAATCAAACAATCGCCCGAGTGTCGACCGGGCTTTTCTGACCATATTTTTGGCGTCTTCAAACACAATTCTGGCCTGGTCACGCGTGGTTGCGGCTGAATACACCTCAGCACCGCCTTCACCATCTGCCCCCGTCATATACAGGCCGATACCCGATGACAGGGTTGATTTTGCGTTTTTACGGGCAACTTCGTTGTAGGCCGTCCGGAACCGGCGCACCATCACCGGGCGTCCGCTGCCATCGCTGCGCATGACAACTTCCCCGGTCTCTTCATTTACCAGCGGAATGACAAAGCCAAAAATATTAATGAGGATAAATACATGCCAGTCCATCAACTCAATGGGCTGGCCTGCCAGCGCCCCTTTTACATGAGGCACAAATTTATAGAAATTCAGGATGTGTTGTGCACGGGGTTCACTGAAATAAATCCCCCGCTCTTCGCCGTACTTCAGATCATCAAGAAAACGCTGGCAGGCCAGACGGACAAATTCGCCAGCAACAATTTCTCCTGCAACAACACGTTCGGCGTAGCGGATCCCGTCAGCCACTTTTGCCATCAGTCTCTCGCTTTTAAAAGCTCTGCCAGTGGATCAACATCATCCGGTCCGGCGGTATTTACTTTAGCCCGGCTTGCCGGTGACATACCAAACTCTGCAAGCATCGCCCGGATCCGCTTCCAGGCATCCGCCTTCATCGCCGCAGCCGGATGTGCCTTGATCATCACATCGCCATTCTGCGTTTCCGTGCGGTAGGTATAACCCTCAACATCGAGTGTTTCGCAGTGATGCCGGTATTCGGTGTAGGCTTCCACCAGTAACTCGAGTGCACGCGCATCAAGCTGAGAAATGATCCCTTCCGCATTCAATTCTTCCGCCATTCGCCTGAACCAGTACTTCCCCTGTGCCCCTAAATGTTGCGGAATTTTAGGGAGACCTTTTTCATCCTTTTTAGCGGTTTTTTTGGGGTCTTTAACGGGGCGTTTTGAGGGGTTGCCTCGTATCAAATGCAGGCGTGGCGGGGTTTTCGGGGGTACTGGCATAATCGGTTTTACCTATCAATCGTTTAATCACATTTCCAAAAAAAAGTTTTCGAACCTGCGGCGATGTGAGGAAGGGTCAGGCGGCGGTCCTGAGCAGCCTGGGTTGCAGAGATTTGACCCGCCCCTCCCCTGCAGATGGGAACTGTTATCAATTGATGCGTTCGCGCGCTGTTTTTGCTTTATGGCAGGGCCAGCACAGACTCTGCAGGTTACTGTCTGCATCCGTGCCACCATGAGCTTTCGGAATGATGTGGTCCACCGTTCTGGCTTCAACGGCTCTCCCATTGCGCAGGCAGTTCTGACACAGATGATTATCACGCTTCAGTATGCGCGCACGTATGGCATCCCATTTCGAGCCATAGCCACGCTGGTGGCGACTCAGTCCGCGTTGATGCTGTACCCATCCTTCGCCACGATGTTTATCGCAGTAACCAGAACTGTCTGTTGTTGTGCCTGCACATCCACGCTTACGGCAGGCGCGTGGGATTAGTGATGGCATAAATACCTCATACCCTGCGAAATGTTTACCACGATAAAAAGGCTACTTAATGCACTGAGTGCGGATATACTCCTGTGCCCCTTCCAGTTGCATCTGCATCGTCATCAGCCGCTCTCT